GCGATGAATATTGGCAGGGTTATGTGGACGTTTGCATGGGAAAGGACTAAGGGACGACGGCGAAGGCTTCGTCCCTCCTAAGGCAGTACAGGCGGCTGCTAGGCGTGGTCTTGAGCTGCGCAAGAAGTATGGTAAGGGCGGATTGTCCACGCAAGAAGCAGGCAGTCAAGGGATTGGGAGTGGCGTGGCTAGAGCTACAAGCTTGGCCAATGGTAAGAAAGTGAGCAAGGCCACGTTGAAGAGGATGGTGGCATTTTTCTCTCGACATCGTAAAAATTTTGCTGGGGGCGAAGACGACGCAGGATTTGTGTCGATGCTGTTATGGGGCGGAAAGGCAGGCGAAGCATGGGCGAAACGCACTCTTAAAATGTTGGAAAACGAGGACGACTAATGGAAGGCTTGCAAATGGTTCAAGAGGATGATGGCATTAGCGTGCTTGAGGCATTGCAGATCCTTTCGAGGAATGCCCATCGCAATACTTCTCGTTGGGAATTTGTGCATAAGCATGTGTTCAGGAATGGACGTCTTGAAGAAACGCATGAATATGTGATTAGTTCTTATGACACTCCTGATGAGATGTTTGAGCCTGCTAAGTTTCTCGTTTTTGAGGCTATTGCAATGGCAAAGGCTTACATTATGGAAGACATTGAAACGCAACTTGCATCAATTAGAGGAGAAGACGATGATGACGATGATGATTAACAATTGTTTTTTGTCGCATTGACCACAAAATTCGGGTAGCCCATGAGCCAGAGAATGCTTAAGTGGTAAATTCCGCTTAATGTCGCGAGTTGAATAGCCGAAGGTTCGCTCTCCGCGTTTTCCATTCGAGAATACGTTGCTTGGCTAATGTGAAGCTGATTTGCAATGTGTTGTTGAGAAAGCCCGCTATTTAAGCGGGCTTCCTTCATACGAGAAGCGACAAGCATGCGTCGTTCGTAATGCGGCATTTTCATGCCATTGACTGAGCTTGCGACGACTTTCATAAAAATCTATTCACGTATGAATCAAAGCATTTAGTATAACACTATTTAATGACTACTATATAAACATGGACACCTTCAGTGGTTTTCGTTACGACGTTTCCGCCATCCAGAACTATGAGTTCACGGATGAGGGGTATTTGCGCGTAAAAGCGCGGATAGCTCGTACTGGCATTCAGTCTTACACGGATTCCAATGGTGGCGTCCGCTTGGAGTACCGTCCAGAAGAAGAAGTGGCTGCCCCTGAAGCTCTTGACAGCTTTCGGGAAAAATGTGTCACCAAAGAGCATCCTCCAGTGTTGCTAGATGCGGTGAACACGAAAGAGTATGCAGTCGGCTTTACTGGAGCGGAAGTTTCTTACTCTGATGGTTTTGTTGAAACCACTCTCACTGTTACCGACAAGGAAACCATCGATGCAATCATGCGCGGAGACGTGCGTGAAGTGTCGTGTGGTTACAAAGTTGATTACAGTGCTGAACCGGGAATAACTTCTGATGGCCAACATTACGATGGCATTCAACGAAATATTCGCGGAAATCATGTGGCAATTGTCAACAGAGCCAGAGCCGGGGCGCAAGTTCGTCTCATGCTTGATTCAGCGGATGCCGCTGTAAATGATTTAGTCAACATCTCTAAAGGAGAAATTATGACCGCAAACATTATGTTTGACGGCGTTTCCTATGAGGCGGATGCAGCTCTTGCCGCTGCTTTTGCCGCTGAGCGCGAAGATGCCAAAGGCAGCTACGCAGAAATGAAGCGCCAATACGAAGATGCCATGGCAAAGGCTGAAAAGCTCAAAGCCGAAATGGATGCCATGAAGGAAGAAATGCAAGGCAAGAACGACGCTGCCGAAGGTCGCGCTGATGCTCTGGCTGAGCAGGTGGAAAGCCTGCAAGCTGAGCTTGAAGCCGCCAAGCAAATCAATGTCGATTCGATTGTCGCTGAGCGCATCGCTCTTGTTGAAAAGGCTAAGCCTGTTCTCGATGCAGAATATGCATTCGCAGGCAAGTCTGACCGTGAAGTGATGGTTGATGCCATCAAGGCTGTTCGCGGTGATTCCGTCGCCCTGGAAGAGCGTTCTGATGATTACGTTCTCGCCATGTTCGACGTGATCTCCAGCGAGGCCGCTGATCGCACTGATTCCACTAAGGAACTGCGTGAAGCTGTCGCCGCTGCTCTCGTCCCTGCTTCTGCACCGTCCTCTTATATGGATCGTCTGCAGAACGCATGGAAATCCCCCCTGTCTGTCACTAAGGAGGCTAATTGATCCATGGCCGTTACTTTTTCTGGCGTGAGCACTGGCGTCACCGGCGGCGTGCAATCCGCTTATGCTCTTGAACTCACCGCTGCTCTTGAAGGGCAGTTCGCTGATATTGCTGATAACAGCATTGCCACTTTCGTGAACGAAACTGATGCAGTGCTTGCTTTCGGCAATCTGATGGTTGTTAACACTGGCGGCACTGTTGGCAACTCTGCTAAGACTATTGCTGCTACTGGCGACACTGTTGTTGGCGTGAATGTCCTCACCTATGTGGACGAAACTGCCACTGATGCTAATTCCCGTCCGGGCGTGGCTGATGAGCAAGCTGTCAACGTGATGAACAAAGGCGTCGTGGCTGTGTATTGCACCGCTGCCGTTGACTTCACCAGTCCTGTGCATGTGTATCACACTGTTAACACTGGCACAACTGCTGGCTCTTTCCCTGGTCGTTTCGCTGCTAGCGGCGAGGCCGACAAAACTGCTGCTTTGTCTGGTGCCCGTTGGGTGTCCAAGACCACTGCTGCTGGCATTGCTCTGCTTGAGCTGAATGGGCCTGATTTCACTCTCACCGCCGACACCTGATAGGAGGAACCAATGAGCGAATTTCGTCTTGATGACGCTGGCCTGTTTCTTGATCGCCAGCTTGAATATATCCGCCCTCAAGTTTTTGAAGTTGAGTATGCGGATATTAAATATCCCACAATTCTGCCTGTGACTAGCGAAGCTGGTCCTGGTGCGCAGACCTTCACCTATCGCATCATGGATGCCACTGGTGATTTCAAGCTCATCTCTGATGCTGCTGATGATCTGCCGCGTGCTGATGTGAGCCAAATCGAGCGGAGCATTTCCATCCGTTCGTTCGGTGGCTCCTTCGGTTATACGGTGCAGGAACTGCGTGCGGCTCAAATGGCCAACGTGAATCTGGAGCAGCGTCGTGCTTCTGCTGTGCGTCGCGCTTATGAGGAGAAAGTTGAAGCGGTGGCAATGTTCGGTGAGGCTTCTGTTGGTCTTGCTGGTTTCTTCAACAATTCCACTGTGGACGTGGTTGCGGCTGATAAGTGGTTCTCCACTTCTGGCGTCACCAGTCAGGACATGCTGGACCTTTTGAACTATGGCGTGAGTGCCATTATCAATGGCTCCAACATGAAGGAACAGCCCGACACGATCCTGATGCCTTATGAGGATTACAACACCATCTCCACTCGTCGGAACTCTGATTCCTCTGATGTGACGGTGCTGGAATACTTCATGCGCACCAATCCTTTCATCCGCAACATCGAGCCTATTAACCAGCTTGATGCTGACAAGAGCACGCTGACCAAGAACCGTATGGTGATTTATAAGCGTGATCCCCAGAAGGTGCAACTGCACATCCCTCAACCGCTTGAGCTGTTCCCGCCTCAACAGCGTGGTCTGGAATTCATCGTTCCTGCTCATGCTCGCGTGGGTGGTGTGTCGCTCTACTATCCGAAGAGCGCACTGTACCTGCAGGCTCCTTGAGCCAACCAAGGGAGGGGCGGTTAAGCTTTAGATGGTGAATTTGTAATTCAACACATGCTCATTGCTTACCGTCCCGAACTTGAAAATCCGCCTCGTGAGGGAGGATTTGGGATTATCACCGAACGTGGGCTGATTAGCCTCACCCCTGGCCTCAATCAGGAAATTCCTGATGAGCAATGGGAAATGGCTAAACAAAACCCCACTGTCAAGGCTTTGATGACTATTGGGTCGATTGAGGAGATGAAAGAACGGGTGGAAGTGGCAACTATTCCGCAATCTGTTGAGAGTCTTTCTCAATTGGCCCTTACGCAAGCCATCCAAGCCATTGAACTTCTCCATGACGAAGAGAAGCTGACTGATTGGAAAAAGATTGAAGGGCGCGTTCGCGTGCGCAATGCAATCAATCGCCGTCTTGAAGCAATTCGCGTGGGGAAAGCATGACAGTAACTTATTCGGGATTTCTTGAACGCTTCCCTGAGTTCACGCCCCATCCTTCGGGAATTGTGAACGGAGCTATCGAAAGCGCTAGCGCTGACGTCTCTGAAGACATCTTTGGGGATCAAGCTGATAGGGCCACGAAGTTCCTCGCCGCTCACATCATCGCCAGTCAATTGGCGCAGATGGGCATCATGATTGGTGCCACTGAAGGCAAGGCTTATGGCAAAGGACTCGACGCCACAGTGTATGGTCAAGAGTTCAAGCGACTTTCTGATAG